CCGCCGTTCAGAGTGTTGTCGATGAACCCGTAAGTGTCGGGCGTGTAGTCCTGCCCCGTGCCACCTGCGATGCGCTGGATCATGTCGCCAGTGCCGATCCAGGTGGGGTCCGATAGTCCGTTCATGTCAAGACCTGCGAAGTAAAAGTCGCCCAGTCCTGCCAAGTTCTGAAGCCGCGAGGCTCGGCCAGCCCCACTTCAGACAACTCCGGAATGGCGCAGAAAGTTTCTGCCCACTGCACCCACAAATCCTCTGCTCCAGGATTTGGCACATTATAACTCGCCAATTCCTCAGCCAGTGAGCCGGCCCAGCGCGCCCAAGGCGTGAGGTGTGGATTGACGTACGTGATCTGCGGTAATGGCATGCTCAGCCCCGCTCGTCGCCGGGTTCCGTGCTGATGATCAGGCGGCCCATTTGGAAGTTGCCGTCGAGTTCGTTGGAGCTGACGCGGATGCTCATTTCGCGGCGCTGCTCACGCAGGGGGATGAATTTCGTGAGATTGTTGAAGTCGTAGTAGACTCCGGCGCCTTGCACCGCGGCCTGCGCGTAGGACTGCCCGAGCACTTCTAGCCGCAGTGTCCCGACGCTCACGAAGTCCGGCTCGAAGCGCGTGAGCCGCGTTTGGAAGTCCATGCCCGCGGGCTGCGACTCAACCGGCCCGCCGGTCATCCACGTGAAGGAGTTGGTCTCGAAGTACGACTCGATGGCCGTCGTGTCCTGACCGAGAATGCGGTTCATGCCGGACTCGTGCTGCCAGAGAACGTCGATCTGCTGCGACGACTGCTCGGCGGTGAGTGTGCCGGTGGCGGTGGACCCTACGTTGTGGATCGTCTCGCCGTTGATGAACGTGTTCGCGTAGTTGACCAGGTTCAGCGAACCCGGCAGAACGCGACGGACCGTGCCCGTGGCGCCGCTCGTGGTGCCGGTGACGATGTCGCCGTTGACGAAGGTGCCGGCCCCGACCGTGTACGCCAGCCGGAGCGTCGTTACCGGTTCGCCGCCGCCCATCAATGGGGACTGGAACACCTGCGCCGACGCGCCCGCCGTGCGATAGAGCTCAACGTCGTACCACGTCTGCTCGCGCACGTTGTAGATGACCGCGCGGTTACACTCCAGATTCGTGCCCGAAGGGTAGAACCACCAGATTTCGCCGTAACGTGGAATTTTCAGCGCCCAGACGCACTGACGCCGCGCGTAGTTCAGGTTGTCGAAGAAGAAGTTCGCGTTCATCAAGTTCGGGAGCTCTTGCACCACGCCCGTGTACGCGAAGAACCGATCGATCCCGGGCCAGTAGAACACGCCGTCGTACTCGATCATCGCGCGCTTCGACATCACGCTGATGTCGGCCGAGACGGTGTCGTACTGCCAGAGCTTGGTCCCACCGACGAAGCTCACGCGGATGAGCGAGTCCAACGACCAGAAAATTCCGGCCGGTGCCGCAGAACCGCCGCGGATGGGGAGGCCCTTCACGATCTTCGAGCCCGCGACGTTGGCGGTGTTGGCCAGCGAGGCGCCGCCGACCGCCCACCCGGTGGCGACCGAGAAGTCGTTGGCGTTGCTGTTGCGGATGAGGCCGTTGCTGCCGTAAACGAAGAGGAACGGCTGCAGCACTACGCACCCGCCCGAGACCAAGATCGGCCCCGTGCCGTCGGCGATCGCGGTCAGCGCCGCACTGCCCGTGATGTCGCCCGAGTACAGTGGGCCCGTGACGTCGCTGGCGATCGAGTCAAGGTCCGGAGTCGCCGCACATACCAACACCGGCAACCCACCCCCACCCGCGTTGAACATCGAGTCGGCTTGCCAAGTGTAGGCCGCGTTGTAGGCGAACCCTCCCGGCGTGCGGTCGATGATGCCGGCGCCGTTGCCGTTGGCGTCGAAGCTCAGCTGCTGCACGCCCCAAGGGCTGAAGACGTGGGCCGTGTTGCCGGTGGCGCGACTGTCGACCAGAATCTCGCGAATGGGGCCGGTCAGCGCCGAGCTCATTCCACGGTAGCCTCCGATCTTACGCGGAAGCCCGCGTTGGAAGCGCACCCACTTCGCGTCCTGGTAGAACTCNCTGTTGAACTCGGTGCCGTCGCGACGGACACCGGACTTGCTGTCGAGCGTGAAGGTGTGCGGGTCCCCGAACGCGGGAGCTTGAGCTTCGCCAGTCATTTGGAGATGTTCCGGTCAATGGCGCGCCCGCCGTCCTCGGCCCCGAAACCCGCGCGGGACTCGGCGTACCGCGAATCCCAAAGCGCGAGAGCGCTCGCGTTCTTGAGAAAGAGTTGCGCTTCACACATCACGGCGTAGAAAAGCAGCTGCGGTGCGTTGAACGTGAACCAGTTGGTCTGCGTCTCGACACTCAGCGGGTCTTTCCGCGCGTGGTACAGAAGCTCGAACGGGTACGCCAGCGTCGGTGTCGGCACCACGATGAAGTGCTCGAAATCGTAGTCGGCGTAGAAGCGCGGCACGCCGACCAGCGCCGGGTCGGGCCAGAAGTTGCGGCAATACTCGTAGGTGCGGAGCAGCAGCTGCACCCGTTCGGTCCCCACCGTCACGTTGAAGCTGATCGTGTCGCGCCAGTACACCGGCTTCACCACCTGGCCCGACGCGGCGTCGAACTCCGAAGTGACGGTCTTCTGATCGCCGAGAATCTTGAGGTCGGTGGCGACGCGGTTCTCAGCCAGCGCGATCAGCCGCGGCAATTGCGCGACGAGCGCCGCGTCGTTCGCCCGTTCGCAGTACGCCAACGCGTCGGCGAGCAGCGTATTGTAGGTCGTAGCGGCGGTGGCCATGGCTCAGTTGTCCTTGTGGATTCTCAACGCGTCGTAGTCACGCTCGCAGAGGAGGCCGGCGGGGCGGGCGGCGTCGGCGTAGGCAGCAATGAGTCCCGCAGCCGCGTCAATCCGGCGTTGCACGTCGGAGAGCAGATCGGCGGAGGCGGTGGTTGTCGGGCTTCCGGCGGAAGCGGCGGGATCAGCGGTGCAGGCACCACGACTGGCAGTGGCGGCTGCAAGAGCGGCGAAACGTTGGCGCAACCGCTCAGCAGAACTGCCAGCAGTAGTAGCGTCCGCACGGGCTTTCGTGATCTCGGCTTGAAACTTCTCATCTCGGTTCTCCTGCTGTCTGAAGATGATCGCTCGCTCGTCGCGTCGCGCCTGGTCCATCGCGACGTTGAGGCGCGTCAACTGCGCCACGCGGTCCTTAGCCTCGCTGGCTTCAAACTCCTTGGTGACGGCCGCGCGCGTGGCTCTTATCGCGTTCCCGCGATCCCACTCGTGCGCTAGCCAGAGTCCGGCAACGACGACCGCCCCAGCCAACCAACGGTAGGGGTCCAACGCAGCAAAGGGGTTGATCACGCGTCCTCCGTCAGCAGGTCCATCGCGGCGAATCGCAGGTCCGCCGCCAAGCGTCCCATCCAACCGCGACCGGCACTCGGCCAGTTCTTCAACTTGCGCATATAGTCTGCGCGCTCGGCGATGAACCGAAACGCCAGCTTGATCGGGTTCGCCGCGCGCGCCGCCGTCAACGTCACCGGGCCCCAGTAGCCGTCATCCGCCACGCCGAGCACGAACTGCAGCTTGCGGATTGCGGTCTGCGGGCTCGAGTTGACCGCGAAGTCCAACGCCTGATAGGCCGCGATCGTGGGGAGCTCGTCACCGTGGATCGGCAACCAGAAGTCGTCCCAGTAAATCTGGATCGCGGCCTCGCGTGTCAGGTTGCGAATGTCGAGGTGAGGGTACGAACGTTTGCTGATGCCCCAGTTCGTCTCGCCACCGGGGTCGTCGGGGTCGTTGACGTAACCGGCCTCGATACCGAGCACGCGGTTGATGAACCGCAGAAACAACGGGCTCATCGCAGCTGCACCTTGCGGCGTTCCACGCCGTTCCAGTTCGGTCGTCGGGCGACCTTGTAAACGGTCCCAACCGCGTAGACCATCATTCCAAAGTACATGATGAGCAGGTCGGTTTCCACGTACTGCGTCTCGTTGAGAGACTTCATCTTCGAGACACAGAAGAAGAATATCACGGCCATCCCCACTCGCTGTGGCAGATTGTCGTCGTAGTACGGAGAGAACGTGCCTAAGAAGCATGTGACCGCCACTAGCATCAAGCAAACAAGCGCCATCGTCAACATATTGTCACTCCTCTTTTTGGGGCAGCCCAAGAACTTTCCTGAGCGCGTCACGAAGAATGGGGGCGAGCTCAAGAGTGGTCCAGAGCTCGAAAATCTTGTTCAGGATCGCGATGCCGAACACGCCGAGCAGGAAGCCGGTGAACCCGACGTCCAGCCCGGTGATCCGCGACACATCGAGCGTGCCGAATCGCGCCGCGATGCTTCCCGCGAGAAACAGCGGGACCTTGCGTTGCCAAGTTTCATGCGAGAGCAACAACGCGACAAACGCACCGAGAATGCCCGGTGCGATTTTCGAAAGCTCAGCATTTACGTTGTTGTCCGACATGTTCATCTTGGTTCTTCTTTAGGCAGTCGCGGCGAACGCCGCCAAACCGCAGAGTCCGCCGCCCACGGCGGTAGCGAGCGCATGACGCCAGCCGACGCCGTGGGTGGCGGGTTGATCGTGGGCGATCTGCCAGCGGTTCCACAGGTAGTCGCTGAGCTCCTTAGTCGCGGCGGCGAGGGTTGCGGTCACGGGACCCGCGATCACGACCTGGTCCTGATAGCCGAGCATCCGCGCGACCCCCATGGCCGCGGTGGCGATCAAGACGCCGTAGAGGAAGTGGTTCGCCGAGGGTTGCGAAAGCTGGGGCAGCGATTCGAGGTCGTACATGGCGCGTTACTCCGGATTGGCGGCGGGTTCGGGCTGGATCGTCGCGTCGAGCTGAGCCTTCATCGCGGCTTCCTGCTGCCCGATCTGCTGACGGAAGACGTTGATGATCGGCTCGACCAACCCCATCGGCTGCGTCATCAGACCGTTGTAGATCGCTTGTGCCTGCTGCGGCTGGAGGTTGTCGAAGTGGAGCGAAAACATGATGTGGGCTCTCCTTTGAGTTATGCCGTGACCAGGACGATGCCGTCACGCGGGTTGAGGGTCAGGCCGACGAGCGCCCGCCCGGTGTTGACCTCCGGGGCCTGAAGACCTAGGAAGCGACGATATCCACTGGGGATGTGGAAACTGGCCGCGGATTTACCCGCGTTCACGAAAACGATTCCGCCAGCGTAGCGCCGCGCCCAGACCTCACCGGTGAAGGGCTCGATGGGCGGGTCTTCGTCCGGTTCGCCGAGTTGGACGTCGTACTCGTCGTAAGCGAGCGGAACGCCGTAATCCGTCGTCGAATAGCAGAAGAGACCGTCCTCCAGCAGCGCCGAGCACAGCCCGTAGCGGAACGTCGGATAGTCCGCCGCCGCGCCCGCCACGTGGAAGACCGTCAAACTCCGATCCTTCACATTGCGCAAGACGGTGCGGTAGCGTTGCATCATCGCCTTCCAGCCGCCGTTCGTCTCGAGCGACCAGTTCTTGCCGATCAGGCCCTCGAGGAACGCCGCATCGAGCAGTCCCGCGTACTCCGGGAAGCTCAGGTCGTTGTCCGCGTTGCCCATCTTGACGACGCTCGGCGCGAGACGCTCGGCTTCCGCGATGTGGGACGCCATTCCGCGACGCCACGCGGCCTGCATCGCTACGTCGACGTTGCCGTTGACGTCGCGGCCATCGAGACGCCAGTTGGCGGGCGTGGTCTGACGGCTGCGCCACATGACGTTGTCGTGAAACCACAGATCGAACTCCGGACACGGTCCGAACCGCATGTCGTAGTCGTGCTGCGCGGCCCATTGAGCATATCGCTTACCGGTCGCGTCGGGCTTCGTGAACTCGGTGAAGTTGACGTCGAAGGACTGATACTCGCTGGTGTACTGAACCGGTGCGCCGGCGGAGGTCCTCAGCCACTCATTCTGCGAAGTCAAGCGTTGAATCTCGTCCAGACGCGATGCGTTCGCGGGGTTGAGAGGGTCGTTGGGGCATTCCGTAATCTGCGTGTACTGACCGATCAGAAGGTTCGGATTCAGCTGCTTCAACGCTTGGAGCAACGGACGCACCTTGCTGCCGTTGACGTCGCCGCGCCAACCCTTGTAGAGCCCGAGCGTGACCATGCGGCACTTGGCCATCGCGGCCATGAAGGTCGGGTCGTCGTAGTTCTTCTTGCCGGTGCAGGCGCCCATCACGCGGTTCCAGAGCGTGGCGTTCGGCGCCGGCATCGCATCCGTCAACGCCTTCAACGCCGCGGCTTGCGCGATGGTGGCGGCGCTCAGTTGTGCGAGCGCGGTGCTCTGCGACTGCACCGTCTGCGTCAGACGTGCGACGTCATCTGCGAGCGCGGCCGGCGCGGCGCCCACGTCCTCCGGCGCGTCGGGAACCTGAACTTCGAACGTTTTCATCTTTCCTGCACTCCTTGACTGCTTAGGAATTTCGTTCAGGGCGCGAAGCCCACATCGAAGCTGATGGCGCAAGAACCGACGGCATTCACGCCACCCGCATCGGTGTAGAATGTGATCCCCGCATTGCCGACCGCTTCTACGTTGGTGCCGGTGTTGCTGATTGAAAAAGTGAGACCGGCGGTGCACTGGTGAATGAGCCCGTCACCGAGGTCGCCGCCGTTGTTGTAGCCAGCGCCGCTGATGGACGTCCGCTTCATCCAGAAGCTGGTGCCGATGCCCGTAGTGGTGGGTGAAAACCAGTTGCCGCTGACCGAACTGGAGCCACCGGACGCGCCGCAAGTGCCGTCTGAATTGAAAGTGACAGTAGCCGACCGGATGCCGGTCGCTGCGCTGATGTTCAGCAGGCTAGCGCTCATGTTGTTGGCGCGCAGACCGCCACCGCCGAGCAGCATCATTTGAATGCCGCTCACGTTACGGCTCCAGTCACGACGGCTTCTGCCGCGCCGTTGAACAGGATGGTCGCCGTACCGCGGCCCGCGAGTGTTCTGTTGCCTGTTGTCGCTGTTCCGTTGAGCCTTAATGTCATCCCCACGCCTTGAGTGATAGTCATCGCTGCGGCGCCGTCCTGATAGATTGTGATGACATCGCCACGCGCGAATATTCCGGACGGCACGACGAGACTGCTGAACGCGCCGACAACCATTCCACCGCGTTGTGCGACCGTTAGTGACGATCCGTCAGCAGGTGTGTTGACAGGGAGACCCCTGTAACCGAGCTCTCTTCCTGCGACGTCAAAGATTCCAGCGGCCGAGAAAGTGCAGTAGGTGACGCTGCCTGCCGTGTTCTGGAGAAGTATTGTCGTGCCCCGGAGGTGGGTATCCGCAGAGCCACCTACAGCGAGTGCTCCGACACCGTTGACAATCAGGTCGGGACCGGTAAGCGTCAGACTCCCGGTAACCTTCGCACCGGAACTGTAGACGCGGAACCGCTCGGCGCCGGCCGTCCACAAGGTCAACTCGACGCCGAGCGCCCCCATTTCCATCGTTCCTGAGACGGAGCCGTAACCGACATAGCCCTTCGTCGCGCTGCTGCTACGGAAGTTCCAATACGCATCGGCCGCGGCGCTGGTCGTCAGGTCTGCATTGACGGCTCCGGCTCGGATAACTGAGAAATTGTTGATGGCCGAACCGCCGACGCCAACATCCCCGCCCGCGCCGATCTGAATCCTTTCCGCCGAATTCGTGTAGAAGCTCATTCGCGCATTGCTGCGTTGAACGATGTCGACATTGCCTGCATTGTCTTGTTGCAAATCGAGCGACGACGTCCCCGGTACAAGCCCGTTGCCTGCGATTGACAAGTAGGCGCCTTGACCCAAGACGCCTCTTATCGCCGCGC